TGTTTATTTTGGTGTTGGTTTATACATATATAAATACAATAAACAGGGAGATTTCCAGTGGGCAAAATCGCACGGAGGTAAGTCAGGTGCAGGGTCTGGTGCATATTTAGCAATAGATTCTACAAATATTTATGTGTCAACAAACGATGAATCATCCATGCACATAGCCACAGCCCTGAGCCTTAGCGACGGAAGCGTCGTTTGGTCAAAAAAGACTACAGTCACTGCCTTTGCTACTAATGTCTCACCAATTGCAGTATTAAATAGCACTCAATTAGTTATGGGGTTGAACCACTACGCTATGGATGCTAAAGATAGTGAAGATGGTAATGTAGTAATTCTAAGTAAGTCAGATGGGTCAATGACTAGAAGTACTAATGTTGGTGCCCCAGTAAACACTCTTACCGCAGACCTATCCGAAAATGTGTGGTTTTTAGGAGGACAAATCCTAAGTTGGAAACTGAATTCAACTTTAGTTAAACAGCAAGTATATAATGCTCAGCATTACACTATAAAATTCGACTCTTCAGGTAATATTTATTTTTGTAGTGGGGATATTGTAGGTAAGTATAACTCTTCGCTAACCAGAGTATGGCAAAAAAAAATAGCCATACCAAGTGCATCTACTTATGGTCCTTATGCTAACAACAATATTATTGATGTAGATAGTTCAGGAAATGTCTACTTTTTACCTGGTTTTGAGAGACAGACATTTGGTACAACTGCGTATACCCCAATAGTAAAACTAAATGCATCTGACGGTTCTACTTCTTGGGCCAGACGAATAGCCCTTAATAGCACCACTGGTCTAACTAATTTTAACGCAGCAATAAGACTTGCATCAGACACAGACTTACTGGTTAACTACGGTACATACGGGACTGTAGCAAAAATAAAATCAGACGGCTCTTTACTGAGTACAGTGACATCGTCTGGTGGCACCTCAGTTTCTATAATAGATTACGCAGCAAGTATAACATCAACTAACAATACGGCAGTTCTACCTTTTGCAACCACTACCTCTGGCAATGGAAATAATCCAGTTAGCAGTTCAATTTACGGATGGTCTACAAATACCTTTACACAAACCAGCGGAACCGCCCTCACAAACTACTACACATACACATAGGATGCTTAGATGAAAACTCTTTATATGCTTCACATACCAAAAACTGGTGGTCTAGCGGTCAGAACTATTGCACAAATACTAAGAAGTAAAAATATACTTTCGCATCCGCACGCTCCAAATGGCATAGATGACTACAGTAAGTTTGTTTACATTCATGGTCATTTTGGTATTAAGCCACTTGTAGATTATCCAGAGATAGAAAGTGCTTGTTTAGTCAGAGAGCCACTAGATAGAGTAGTTAGTAATTTTATTTGGTTGCTTATGAATAATGAACTTCAAGAGCAAGAACCTTATAGCAATCTAACTTCAATCTATGAAAAGATGCGTTATTACTTATTAGAAGATGAAAAATACTCAAAGAATAATGTCATTACCAGATTCTTATCTAGCCAAATGGATGATGATTCCTTTAGGATAAGGAATGTGTCTATCTATAGAGAAGATGGCTCACTAATAGAACTTGATAGAGAGTTAATGTACAAAGAGTATTTCAAAGACTGGTTTCTTGAAGACTCAACATCGCTAGAAATTGCTAAAAGCACCGTAGATAAAATAACTATTTTGGGAGTGACGGAAGGTCACGCCGAGTTTATGGATAAAGTTTTTCAATGGTTTATTGACAATCATCAAATAGATATTGAGCAAGAGTATCTAGACATAAATGCAGAAATAGCAGCAAGAACAGACGCTCCGTATGTAAACTTCAGCAGTTACACTGACTCAGATGACACAACCTACACAACTCAGTCTCTAAAAGCCTTGCTCACACAGGATGACATTGACCGCATCTACGCTAACAACTCGCTAGACTTAGAGTTGTATAACTACGCAAAGGCAAAACTACAATGATTATTCAAATTTTAGGTCTACCAGGTTCAGGCAAGACAACCCTAGCCGAAGCCCTAAAAGAGCGTCTAAACGCTATTCACCTCAACGCAGACGAGGTTCGCTCCACCCTAAATTCTGACCTTGGTTTTAGTGAGAAAGACAGAGCCGAAAATGCTCGTCGCCTCGGTGAGATGGCTAGGCTATTGTCTAAGCAAGGGCATACTGTAATTGTTGACTTCATCTGTCCAACCAAAAACACTCGTAAAGCCTTTGGTAAACCAGACATCAAAATTGTAATGAACACAATTGTCTCTAGTCGCTTTGCCGACACAGACGCGATGTGGATTCCAGTAGAAGACGCTGACCACACTTTCTACGAGTGGAAGTCAGACAAAGAAATGACTGACGAAGTAATCAGCAAGTTTAGTCTTTTTGATTGGTCTGCCCCCACCACTCTTATGCTTGGTCGTTATCAGCCTTGGCACGAAGGGCACCAAGCCCTAAAAGAAGAAGCACACAAAAGAACCGAGCAAGTCTTGGTTGGTATCCGCAACACTCACGGCACCTCCGAGAAAGACCCACTAACTTTTCAAGAAGTTGTTGAGTTTATTCCAGAGCAATCAGACACCCTAAAAATGCGTTTGCCAAACATTACAAACATTGTTTATGGTCGTGATGTTGGCTATCTAATCGAGAAGGTAGAACTAAGTCCAGAACTTCAGGCTATCTCAGCAACTAAAAAGCGTGCCGAACTGGGACTATGATTTTACTAAAATCTATAATGTACAGAGTTTGGCAAAGCGTAATAACTTTTTTAATTGCTTTTATTGTCACTCATAAGTTTGAAACTGCCGCTCAGATTGTTGGGCTAGAAGTTTTGTTTAAAATCTTTACCTATTGGGTGTTTGAAAAACTTTGGAAAAAGGCAGTTAAGACTTAGGTCTTGGCTCTTGCTCAGGTTTTCTAACAAACACGACTCCGTCGTGCTTCATCTCGCATAAGCGAGCCAGAGAGTCTACGACAAACCTTTCTTCACATACCGAGCATTGATTTGAAGCGTCATGTTCTTTAGCCATATCTCCCTAAACACTAGGTATTTCATACCAATTATCCCACGCCGGGTGCTAGGCTATTGCTATGACGGACTGGAAGACACTACAACGCTCATCGACTCCAATCACTTCAAAAGTAGTGATGGATGAGATTACATCTGAACTTATAAAGCCTTTTGACTACAACTCAGACGGCACGGAGCAGTTCTACCCATATCTAATTCCAGAGAACCTACCCACCTCTTGGGGCATAGGCGTAATTGTTGGAGCATCTGGGACTGGCAAATCAAAACTTTTAGACCACTTTGCTAAGGGCGTCTACACCTCACCAGTTTGGGACAACAGCCATTCAATTGCATCCCACTTTGCTAGCCCAGTAGAAGCCGTAGAAAGACTGTCAGCGGCTGGTCTTATGTCAGTGCCAGAGTGGGTCAAGCCTTACGAAGTACTGTCCAATGGTCAACAGTTCCGTGCTGACTTGGCACGCTTGCTAGAAGATAACGCACATATCGACGAGTTCACCTCTGTGATTGACCGCAATGTTGCTAAGGCTGCCTCAACCGCAATGGCTCGTTATGTGAGAAAGAACGACATAAAAGGTATTGTCTTGGCTACCTGTCACCGAGACATTTTGGAATACATAGAGCCAGACTGGATTATTGACACTGACAGAGGCGAGTGGGCTTCGGGAAGGTATCTTCATCGACCAGAGATGGTACTTGAAGTACAGCCGTGCTCAAACGAAATTTGGAGCCACTTCGCTCCGCATCACTATCTCTCCGAATCGCTCAACAAATCAGCACACTGCTACTTGGCACTCTGGAACGGAGAAGTAGTTGGTTTTGTTGCATCTATCGCATATCCGTCAGGAACTGTAAAGGAAGCATACCGAGAGCATCGCTTGGTAATTCACCCTGACTATCAAGGATTTGGTTTGGGACCTAAACTTTCAGAGTTGGTTGCTCAGCACTATCTAGATAACGGTAAGCGTTATTTCTCTAAGACTAGCCACCCCCGCCTTGGCGGTTATCGAGACCAGTCCCCAGTATGGAAACCTACATCTAAAAATCATAAGCGTCGCACAGACGGCCTAAACTTAGACGGAAAAGCGAGATGGAGCATTGACCCAAACCGTTGGAGTTATTCACACGAATACATCGGATTAGCATAATGTCAGAGGTATGTGCTATTGTTTCTAATAGCAACTAAGGAGGATAAAGTGGCTAGAAAAAAATTGAGCGTTTCAAACGCTCCAAAGCCTTGCGACGCTTGGGACATCCAAACCGAGATTCAAATCAATGGTCGCAATGTCGTAAAAGGCACTGAACTAAAAATTTCAGGACAACGCGGAAGATTCCGTTTTATCAAAAAAGTAGTCACAGATAAAGATGTAATCTGGATTGATGTCTATGGTGGTCCAAAGGGTGCAGAGTGTATCCGCAGTTTTAGACCAGAGCAAGTAAAGACTGTCCATAGCAAGAACAAGACTGACTTTCACTTGGCTAAGGAATTCAAAGTAAAGCGTAAGACTCAACTAGCAGAGGCTAAGCAGGTCAACAATGACGGAACCGAATAAAGAGATAGCGTTACTCTACGCTCGTGTCTCAACTCAACTACAAGTCAATGACGGGGTGAGCCTTGATGTCCAAGAGCGTCAACTACAGACCTCAGCCGAAATTGCTGGTTACACAAACATTGAACTAATCCGCGAAGAGGGTCGCTCTGGAAAAAACATTTCTGGAAGACCAGCACTCACCGCAGCCCTCAAACGCCTTGATTCTGGTGAGGCTAATGCTTTATTCGTTACCCGTATCGACAGATTAGCCCGTTCTACTAAAGACTTTCTGAACATTATTGACAGAGCAAATGCTAATGGTTGGCGTCTAGTTATGCTCGACTTGAATCTAGACACGGCAACTTATCAAGGTCGCTTTGTTGTGACAATTATGTCTGCTCTAGCGGAGATGGAACGCGGAATCATTGCTGAGCGTCAGAAAGATGTCCACAAAGATAGACGCTCCCGTGGAGTTGTGTGGGGTGTAGATATGGGACCAATGAACAAAACCCCTCAGGAAGTCAAAGACAGGATTGTCTTAGAGCGTTCTAAAGGGGTTTCGTTTAGAAAGATTGCTGACGGACTAAACCGCGACTCTATTCCGACTCAGAATCATCGAGTATGGTATCCAACGACTGTAAAGAATCTGATTGACTCAATTCAGCAGGGACTGGCTGACTAATAGTTGCCTCAGGGTCAGACTGCATCTGGCCAGTGATTTCCAAAGTATTTAGGAAGTAGCCAGGGAAGTTAAATTCACCAGCGTGAGTAATGCGGACCCAAGGAGCAGCCCAAGCATCGTGTCCCAACTTACGCCAAATGTCACAGAAAGCATAGTCTTCAGATAGAAGAATAGATTCTGGCTCAGGCGTGATGTAGGTAGTAAAGTATTCAGTAATTTCTTCGCCCATAGCAATGTCAACGCTAGGTGAGTTGTTCTTGTACTTCTTGACTAGGTCAGACTTTGCCATCTCTTCAAGAACATTGCGACGAATGAACATCATTCCAGTACCGACATCTCTTACCTTAAAAGGTTCTTCGGCTTTAAAGTTTTGTGGCTCTGGTAGGAAGTTGACAGCAAAGTTGCCAGAGTAAAGTTCTAGATTTTGTTTACCAGCAAGAACCGCGGCACGGATATTGTCCCAGTTCAAAGACTTCATCGGGTAGATGGCACCAATAAGGTCTTTACCAGAGTTAATCATCTTCACAATGTCCTCAGATACCCAACCGTGGTCGCCATCAATGAATAGCAGGGCATCGCCATCGCTCTTCATAAACATATGAGCAAGAGTGTTTCGCGCTCTAGTAATGAGGCTCTCATTGGTGATGGACATAATGTTTACAGTGTGTCCAGCCTTTGCCAATTCACCAGTCAACTGCGTGAGGCAAGATACATAGACGCTCTTAGAGTTTCCACCATACATAGGTGTTCCTATAACAATTTTCATGCGTATTTATCTTTCTATTAGTCGGGACCAAGGTCTTTTGACCTCAGTCCCTGCCCTGTTACTCTCCCGCAACCAGACTCTTTTACTCTACAACATATCTGTAAGTGTTTGAGTCTAGAAACGGTTAAATTTTGTTATTGCATCCCAATTTACATCGGTTGATGTCGGTACTGCTTTAGGTATAAGAATCATATTCTGAATCTCAGCACGGGAGCCTTGACCAATTATATCTAAACCTCGGTCAGAAAGTTTACGCTGGAAGGCAATTTGAGTCATAGCCTTTTCGCCTCGGTCTTCTGACCACATACGATACACAGAATACAAGGATTTTACAGCCAGTGCTCCGCCATCTGAACCCTTAGTCTCTTCTTCAAGGAACATACCAATACGGTCTTCGTTCTTTTGATACATATCACCAGCAGTCTTGACCGCAGTACACCAACCCAGCGGGTCGCGAGCAGACGAACCCAAGTACCTAATTGCACCCTCTACAGCCCAAGAGAGGACAGCAGGAAGAGCGCCCTCTGGGTCAAATAGGTAAGCCTTTAAGTCAGGGTCTGGATTGTCTGGGACATTGCTCCAAGGAATTGGGCGAAGACGACGCCACATAGCCTCGTCAGTAATGATTGGTCTGTGATTAGTAGTTACCCACAACTTAGCACTTGACTCAAATGTGAATGGCTTTTCACCTGGAGAACGAGCAGAAATTTCAGATGAACCAGTAAGTTTCTTTACCGAGTTTTCTTTTAGACGCTCTGAGTCTGGCAACTCGTCAACCCAAACCATACGGCGACCACGAAGTTCAGCCCAGTGGTAGAGGTCAGTGCTACTAGAGTTTCCATCATTAGCAGCAAGGATGCTTGAATCTAAAGGCCAAGAGTACTGCTGAGTTCCAAGAGCCTTTACCAATGCTTCAACAAATGTGTTCTTACCAGAGCCTGGTGGACCGTAGACAAGGAACATAACATCTTGAGTATTTAGACCAGTCAAGGTATATCCAGCAGCACGCTGTAGCCACTCCTGCAACTCCTTGTCGCCACCAGTTGCAAAGTCAATAAACTGCTCCCAACGAACATTACGAAGCCCCTGAGTGTACCCTACAGGCGCTCTCTTGGTGATGTGGAGTTCTGGCTTACCCTTGATTAGTTCGCCCGTCTTGAGGTCTACTACGCCGTTTGCGACACCTAGCAGGTGCTTGTCGCCATCCCAACTATCAACAGAAGTAGTGATTCTAGGGTCGGAGTTTGAACTCTCAATAGCACCGTTTAGGCGACCATTAGCCTTGGCTTGTCCAGCCCACTTTACGACATCGTTTTTCTTGTCTTGGTCGTCATACTGAGACACTTCAGAGGCAATAATTGGTGCTAGTTTCTTAGCCAACTCTTGCATACCTAAATCTTCGGCATCGGCTTTCCAGTACTGACCGTTCCAAATAAACCAGCCAATGCCCGGCGTATAGCGAACAGAAGAACCAAAAGAATCTACAAGACGACGACCATTACCAATATCAGATAGTGAACGCCTACCAGGAGTCCCACCCTCTGCTTCAGTAATAGCATCTGGGTCTTTAGGAATATCAATATCGCCAGAACCAAAAGCCTCGGCAATAGATATTCCATTGCGAGCAGCCTCGTCTACAGCACCACCAACAGTTCCGTGTAAGTCAGTGCTCTGATAAATTTCCATATCATCTGGGTCAGATGTGCTCTCGCGCTCTGTTTGTCCTTGATATGTAATCCCATTTTGGGACTTGTTCTGCTCAGCCCAAGTTTGTAGTCCAGGCCAGATACGCTCACTTACTGGATTTTCAGAGACAAACTCAATGGCACGCCTTGTGTGCATAAGTAATGAGTTCGGTCCCTCAAGTTCCATCGGAGGTCGGACCTTTTCGTGGTTGAACCTAATCATTAGCGTTTCAATAGCCATACGCTTGTATTCGGTATCTACACCCATCTTGTTGGCAAGAGCACAGGCCAACTTATAGATATCGACAGCACGAGAACCCTCTTCAATACCTTCTTCAAGGAACTTAGCAATATCTACAGATTCACCGCGGTAATCAAGGTCAGTGAAAGAATCCCAATCGCCAGTACCTAAAGAGGAGCCACTGCTCCTACGCCCACCTTTACGCAAAATAGAAAGCAGTTTTTCATTAGCATCTGCGATAGGGATTTCCCAAGGAGCCTTACCCTCAACCCACTCGTAGCGAACTCCAGAGAAGTGGCGAGACGGGGCAAGTAAGACATAACCGTTGTGCTTGATATCAATACCTGGAAGATTCATAGACTTCAGGTTCCCAATTAGTTTTTCGCTATCAGCAATCTTGTAGTAGACATGGCGACCACGAGAGTTCTTACCGTTGTATGTGTAAGCACCCGTATAGGCTTCAATAGTTTCTGGCAGGTCATATTCCATAAGTTCTTGGAACTTGTCCCAAGAATCAATACCACCAGAGCGAGGGTCTATGTCAATGACAAAGAAGCCAGATTTCTGACAAACAACGCCAACATTATTTTCAGGAGAGTTTTCCCACCAAGCCTGAACTACAGCATCTTCATTAGAAGCGCGAGTATTCCAATCACCAATCGCTGGGTGCTTACCAACATCTTTAGGTTCGTCGTGTTGACCATTACAGGTACATCTACCAGAGTCATTAATGCCGTAGCAAGGCAGTATTTTCCACCCTTGCTTGGCGTACCAATTAGTAGCCTTTTTTAGTCTTTCGATGTGGTCAGATGACATCAGTGTCTAAAAACCTCTCCACGGTACCCGTCTCTCAATCGTTTTCTGTTGTTCTAGTCTCACCATAGTAGCACTTAGTCTTTCAGAAAGAGCAAGCAAAGCCGCCATTCTCTAAGAAAAAAAAATAGGCTTTTAATTTATTAGATAAACTAATACATAAGACTTCTTCATTATGAAGACCAAAGTGAGAGTTCTATTTTAGCCCATGCCTCAAGAAGTTATTTTTACCATAGCAGCAGTAATTACAGCACTTGGTGTAATCATCGGCTCCCTAGTGGCAATCTATAGAGTTGCCAATCGAATTGGTAGTGCCATTGGAGTAGATAAAAATGGTCGCACACTGGCTGACCGCCTAGACCGAGTAGAACACCAACTTTGGGAAAATGGCGGTTCATCTCTAGCAGACCGAGTAAACACCATCGAGTCTCACGCTCTAAAAACAACAACTGAATTGGCTCTTATAAAAGAGTTCCTAATCCCAACTCAACCAGTTGAAGCAACAAAGACACGACGCACAAAGAAAACAGAACTAAAAACTAATATCTAGCCGCTATAAGATAGAATAAAAATGACACAACTGACCAAAGGATTTACTTATGTCTTTATCAGAACGACTCCAGTCAGCATCTAAGGAATCGACCAGTAGGCTCTGCAAAATTGGACTACTGCTCGTTGGCAATGTCTTGTCAGAAAAAGATAAAGCAACTTTGGTAGAGACCATCGACACGCCCGAAGGAGTTCCGGGCAGAGTTACTAATGTCTCCCTCTCAAAGATTCTTCGTGAAGAGGGTTATGATATTAGTCTAAGTACAGTTGATAGACACCGCCGTAAAGACTGTGGTTGCTTCAACCTAGTGGCAGGAAAATAATGTCTCTTTCAGACCGTTTAGAAGATATGTCAAGTCCAGGGAAATCTGGTTCGGACATAAGATACACAAACACACCAGAA